CGGTGGAAAGGGACACGGTAGTGAGGGAAGGGCGGCCGATGGTCTTAGTCCGGGTTCGACTCCCGGAGGCTGACGAAACAAAAATAAATAATATGGAAAGATCTGATTCTATAAAGGAAATAGCCAACGCCCTTTGCGAGTTTCAAAAAAAGGTAGGCAAAATAAAAAAGGATAGCAATAATCCTTTTTTCAAAAGCAAGTACGCATCGTTGGCAAACATATTGGACGTGATCCAATCTCCGTTATCTGAGTGCGGGTTATCGATAACACAGATGCCAACAGGTGAGAACGAGCTTGAGACGATATTGATGCATATTTCCGGAGAGTATATTAGCTCAACATACTCAATGAGGCCTTCTAAGAACGATCCTCAAGGTGTAGGATCTTGTATTACCTACCAACGAAGATATGCCATAGGCGCAATACTATGCTTGAATATTGACGATGACGATGATGCAAACATAGCGAGCGGTAATACCGCCCAAAAGGAGCAGCCTAGAAAAACGGCAAGCTCAAACCAGAAGAAAGAGCTTACGAGAGATCATATAAACAACGAGAGCGCCATGAAATCCATATCGGAGTGGATATACAAGAACGAGAAGAAGGCCAAGGAATCCAACCAGCCCTTCTCCGTGGAGAGCCTTATAAACAAGTCCTACATCGTCGGAAAGGTGGAGATGGAATCCATTATCGAGATATACAACAACTATAAAATAAACAACAACCTGTCATGAGCAAAGAACTAGAGCTAAGCGGCAAGACCCCGCTAACGAAAAGTGAGATCGAGGCCTTATCCATAGACCTTTTGAACCCGGTACTGGAAGGGGAGGTAGACCCCATATCACACGTCGTCAAGTTAAAGGCGATGCAAGAGACCATCAAGAGGACGCTGGACGATGACCGGATGAAGGACGCTGTCCTTTCCGAGATCGAGAAATACGGGAAGGAGCGCTCTTGGAACGGGGCCACGGTCAAGATGAAGGAGGTAGGCGTATCCTACGACCACTCCAATTGCAATGACCCGGTCTACGCTAGGTTGATCGAGGAAAGGACGATTCTCGATGCCAAGATAAAAGAACGGGAGGCGTTCCTGAAAACGGTGCTGGACAATACCACGGTCGTTGATGACGAGACCGGGGAGATATACACGATCCATCCGGCGATAAGGATGGCCAAGATGTCATACTCTATAACATTCAACAAAAAATAATCCACGCGTGCCGTGGCTACGGGACGGCGGTTATCCCCACCGTAGCGAATAACCGACCGCCCCGCTTATAAATCTAAAATTTCAAATCACAACATTATGGCGAATTTATACGGCTCAATCTGCTTGAGCGACATACCGAAGGAGTTGATGAAAAAAGTAATGACGGCCAAGGGGGAGAAGATCTTCCTCAATATCTCGATCGGGGAGAAAAAAGAGCCTGTCACGTTCGACAACCGCACCTATACGCATTACGTGTCTTGCGCACCGAGGAAAGAGGAGCGCAAGGAAGGCGTATATTATGGCATAGGCGACTTGATGGAATCCACGTTCAAGAGCAACATCCCCTCACCGGAGGATATCAACAACGCCCCATCGGTCGGAGAAGACGACCAGTTACCTTTTTAACATATGGAATCAAAGAGATGTTTTAAATGTGGAGAGATAAAGTCTCTTTCTGAATTTTACAAACATTCTAAAATGCGTGATGGACACTTAAATAAATGCAAAGATTGCGCAAAAAATGATAGTCAAAAAAGATATTTGGTCAAATCAAAGGATAGAGAATGGATGGAGAAAGAAAGAGAAAGGGGAAGAGAAAAGTTTAAAAGATTAGAGTATAAAAACAAATTTAAAAAGACAAAAGATTTATGCCCTATAGAATCTACATTATCAAGAAAATTCAGGTCAAAGGGATTTCTTGTGAAAGGTAAGGAATTGCATCATTGGAATTACAATAAACCTTATTCTGTTTTTGTAATGTCAAGAAAAGCCCATAAAAACATACACAAAGGTATAACTGTAAATTACGAAGACAAGTATTGCTATACCTTGGATGGTTCTAAAATAGATACCGAAGAAAAAGCGATGTCTTGTTTCTATGATATTTTAAAAGCGAGAAATATCAAAGAAAAATTGGTTTTAATAGATCTTTCTAAACTTTTAATTTAATGGAACTATACTTGCTCAACACCGCCGGCGGATTGATGCCATGCTATGATTCCGACTATGACGAGAAGAAAAAGCTCAAGCTAGGCAAGGTCTACAAGGCCAAGATAACGCTTGCACGAAACATAGATTTCCATAGGAAGTATTTCGCCTTGATAAATTGCGCTTGGTCTTACCAGAACGAGAGGACCACGGCGCATTTCAAGGAGAGCGTGGAGTGTTTCCGGAAGACCGTCGAGATAGCCGCCGGGCATTGCGATACGGCCTACAGCATATCCCGAAAGGAATGGATAGAGATCCCGAAGTCGATAGCCTTCGACAAGATGGACGAGGCCGAGTTCATGGATCTCTACGAACGTGTCAAGGACGTGATTTTCTCGGTATTCCTACGGGACATATCCGAATACGATTTCATGAGAAACCTCTCAAATTTCTAATCATGAGAAAAAGTGACAGGCCTCCAAATTACTTAATAGAAAAGATCGTGAGGCATGCGAACATTATTATTACCGCTCCTCATGGCAGCGTCAAATACATGGATGCGGCCAGACTCCTTAAAAAGGAGGTCAAGAAGCTGGAAACCTATAAGAGATACGATAATGAGAGATCTTAAATACTGCCTCAATGAGGCTTGCTCTAAAAAACATTGCCTCTGTCATCAACGGCAGAGACATTGGAAAGACCCGTCTAAAAAAGATGGGGAAACTACAAGGGCTTCGGCCCTATTTGACGGAAACACCCCTTGCGAGGGGTATGTCCCACAGTTTGAAAGAAAGAAATACAACATAAACTATTAGCGACATGCACAACTATTTTGAATGTAAGGTCTCCTACGAGAAGATGTTGGAGAACGGTATGCAAAAGAAAGTAACGGAACCTTACTTAGTAGATGCCCTGTCTTTTACGGAAGCGGAAGCTCGCATCATCGAGGAGATCCGCCCCTTCATCACGGGTGAATTCACGGTAACAGACATCAAACGAGCTCGTTTATCCGAGTTGTTCTTCAACGAAAACGGTGACCGGTTCTATAAGATCAAGGTTTATTTCATCACGCTGGACGAGAAGAGCGGGTCTGAGAAGAAAACAGCCGCTACCATGTTAGCCCAAGCCTCTAATCTAAAAGAGGCCATCGCCGTATTGGAAGACGGCATGAAGGGTACATTGGCGGATTATACCATCGCCTCGGTAACGGAGACAATGATCATGGACGTGTTCCCGTTCAACGCGGATGTCAACAAGAGAGTCGTTGACATAGACAAAGAAGAGATAGAGAGATCATTGTCCGACTCCGGCAAGTCCATCGAGGACAAGATGATAGAATGTAAGGAGATCATAACCCGTGATCCCAAAGAAGGGGACGGGGATCTTATAACAAGGACGCAATCCTTCATCAGGCAAAAGGCCGGGCATGACAAGGGCAAGTTCAAGGAGGCGGCGATAGAGATAGCCTTGCTACAAAAATTGCCAGCTTCCCAAGTATGGTTCATGGGATGCGGGCAACTCTTAATTGAAGAGCTAGAAGTTTAATAAATAAAAAGATCATGAAGAAATTTATCAACAAACACTGGATATTGATATTGGCCATAGCCTTTATTCCGGCAGGGAACAGAGTTTTTAACCATGTTGACGCATGGCTAGGAATAGTCATTATGTTAACTAGTTCATTATTTATAATTTACAAACTATTTAATTTTATCAAGAATGAAAAGGACAAGTTTTAAGTTTTTTACTATAGCGATAATCGCTATGGTATTTTTATCCTCTTGTGAACGTGTAGCACCTAATTACGCTGGGGTATTGATGGAAAATTACGGGAAACAAGGGAAGGAGGATTTCAAGGTCGTATCGGGCAGGGTTTCAACTTGGGAATGGGGCACGGAATTATTTCAAGTCCCGCTATTCGACCAACGAGGCGAGTTCGGAAGCCCTGTCACGTTAAAAGCCGCAGACAATACGGAGTTTAACGCACGCCCCACTTACTCCTACAAGGTCATCAAAAACAGGGCAATAGACGTTGTTTTCGATAACAAGCACATAGACAAGGCTGATACGGAATCAGGCAAAGACGGTTTCATGCAATCATTGGAGGATAATATACTAGAACCTCGCATCTATGATCTGATCAAGGAGGAAAGCCGTAAACATAAGACCGACAGCTTAATGGCTGACGGAGGTTCGCTTCTTTTTGAGAAACGCCTTGAGCAGATTGTAGATAAGGAATTCGAGAAAAGAGGTCTTCAATTACTCACATTCTCAGCGCAATTAGAGTTTTCCAAGGCGGTTCGCGAGAAAATTGATAGTAGGAATGAAGTTAACACCAATATTTCGGTTTTAGACCAGCAGATAGCGGAGCAACGGAAACGCAACGAGTTGGAGCAATTGAAAACGGAACAAGCGTTAATCACCTCGAGAGGATTGACTAAAGAAATTCTTTATAAGCAGTTTATCGACAAATGGGATGGTCGTACTCCCATTTATGGAGCGATACCCGATTTAATAAAGATTCAGAACTAAGGATATTAATATTAGAGTGTGTTTTTCATGGTATTAGATTCAGGTTAGTTAATGATTATCCCCGCCGTCCGTGAGGATATGCGGGGATTTCGGGCGGTAAGTATTCCGGGATGAAACGTTACGGAGTGCGCATGACGTAAAGAGGCCGGTTCGATCCCGGCACCGTCCACGAATAACAAACATATAATTATGGAAACAATACAGAATTTAGATCACTTGACAATGGCCATATACCTTATCACCGCAATACTCGGACTTATAGCAGTGATCTTGGCAGGATTCTTATTAATAAACGAAAAAAGAAAACATCCATGGGAAAAGTAAAGAACATAACCTCTTTAAAGAACAGACTAGACCGTATATTCTCCGTATTTATAAGAATAAGGGATGCTGACAACAACGGTTATTGCCGTTGCATAAGCTGCGGGAAGATCGTGCATTGGAAAGAGGCAGATTGCGGACATTTCGTCAACCGGTCACATATGGGTACCAGATACAGCGAGAGAAACTGCAACGCTCAATGCAGGTCTTGCAACCGTTTCGACGAGGGCAACAACATCGGTTATGCCAAGGGCTTGATAAATAAGTATGGCATAAAAGTAATTAACGAGCTTGAGGTGAAAAAGCACTCTATCTCTAAACTCTCGGCATTCGATTACCAATTGATGATCGAAGATTACAAGAAACGAATAAAGGATTTGAGGGATCAGAAAGGCATAAAGGATTGAAATGGCTAAGAAGAAAGACGAGCAAGAAAAGGTGAAATGTGGCGATTGCGCCAACGGACATCCTCACAAGGGGCTATGCGTTTGGTGCATCATACATGATGCTGGACGGGTAGCTAACTCCACGAGATTTTGTAACACTTTTAAAAATAGAAAATAATATGGAACAAGAGAAATTTGATTTATGGTGCGTGGTCGAGTTATTCGGCCATTCAAGGATAGCGGGAAGATGTACGGAACAGAATGTGGCCGGTACCAATATGCTTCGGGTAGACGTTCCGGATACAAGTAACCAACCCGGCTTCACCCGCTTCCTCTCATCGGGGGCCATATACGCTATAAATCCTGTCTCCGAGGAAGTAGCAAGGCAAATGGCGGAGAACCTGCAAATACAACCTGTAAACATATGGGATGTAAACCACCTTGTAGACCAGAAACTAAAGTCCTTGCAGAGCGGAGAGTCTCCGGATTTTGATTTTTAATATATGGATAAGGGTTTCATAAGAGCATCTAAAAAGATTCAAGGACAAGGACAACACGCCACCGGGATATATCCCGTGGTTCTAAAAAAACTTCAATTTGTTTGGTGTTTAAAAAGAGCAATCAATATGATTAAATCATGATAATAGAAATCTTAAACTATCTAAGAGAAAAAAGAGACATCAAACTGAGGATGTCTCTTTTAAGCAAGGCTGGAGGATATACGATACAAGAACTCCCAATGGTATATTCATTCGTTCTAGGAGGTTTCCACTCCATTCTTGAACTAAAAGAGTTCAGGGAATGGAAAGAGCAAAAACGAAACAATGAGGTTATCGACCCTTCTCGACCGACACCGTTATAGCTTAATATGGAATCGAATTTAGAATGTGAACAAGATCTGTTTTATAACATGCGATGAAATAAAATTGATTATATTCTTTGCGTTTCGTCTTATATGCTTTACATTTGCATCATAATTAGGCTCATGGCTACGCACATCCGAAAGCGTCCTTGCAAATGCCGCTATTGAATAATGGATGTGTCAACCCTTGGGCATTTTTTTTCAAAAATACTGTCCATTGTTGAGCATGGTAGTGGTATGGTAACGCCACGATCGGATAACGGCCATAGCTGAACAGTGGATTTTTTTTGCGTTGCAAAGATTATACTAGATTAAGTGACTAATATTTCACATGATAACAATGGAACTTGTAGGAGCGGTAACAACATGTATAGTAGCCATTCTTGGAGGTGTCTGGTTTATGCTTCAAAAGGCATTTAGATTAGGGGAGCTTAATAAGGCATTGCAAGATATAGACAATCGCACTTGTAATGCTAAATGCGAGTTGCACGATAATGACATATCTGAGATAAAGAGAGATTTAACAGCCATAAAGGATGATATAGTGGCTATAAAATCAATCTTGATAATGAAACATAAGAACGCTTCAGATGTATTCTCTATGAAAAACAGTCCAAGGAAATTAAACGCGAACGGTGAAAGGCTATTCAAGGATATCAAGGGTGAGGAATTCTTGAGACAAAACAAAGATCTCCTTTTCTCTAAGATTGATCAGCAAGAGCCAAAGACCGCTTTTGACGTAGAGAACTATGCAAGCATGGTTTGCTACGCTATAACCGGTGATGATATATTCAACGGGATGAAAAACTTCGTGTACAACTCACCGACTTACATATTGAAGAATGACAAGGGGGATGACACCAAATATGACATATCTCTTCCGGATATATGTTTCGTCCTAAGCATACCTTTGCGTGACATGTACTTAGCGGAACACAAAGACATACCACAAGAGTAATCATAAGGTATACATAATCATAGAGAGCGGACAAATTAATTTTTGCCCGCTTTTTGTTTGGCATTTTGAATTTGAGTTGTATCTTTGCGGTGTTCACGCCAAGAACATGACATATTAGCATGAGTAAATGGGTATATTTTTATGCTCATTTGAAAGCGTATATCATAAAGATATAAGGCTGTCACTCCCTTTGGATACCCACTGCTCACGCTGTGTGTACTGTTCTTGGCGGAACGGGAGGCGACAGCCTTTCTTATTATTTACTCAAATACTTGTCCTGAAATGCCAAGAACAGAAAGTATCGGAGTTAAGTCGAATAATAGTAAACTTATCTCATGGGCTACATTAGCCCGTATCTACAACGCATTACCCTGTGAGGTGTGCAAGTGTGAAACCATAGAAGACGCTAAAGCATATTCCAAGGCGTTGCTCATCCGCTTTATTTATCGCAGGATTGGAGAAAGGAGGTGCGCTATGAGTACTCCAACAGCACGTCAACAAACTATCAAGATCAACCGCCTATCCAAGGAAAACGACCAACTTTCCAAGGAATTGGAGCACGTGAAAGAACAGCTCAGATGGTCTCGCATCACGTCCTCGCAAGAGACGGAGCTAAAGAACTCATGCTTCTTCTTCATCGCCGCCAAGGGGCTATTCACTGAATGGCATGAGTGGCACGACAAGAGGATAACAGAGAGGTTGATGGACGAGATCAAGAGGACTA